ATTGGCCTCACCCATGTTCCACTCTTGGGACAGCATCTCTGCCGTATATGCCGCCGTTTCATATTGCGGTTCAGGGCCGACATCGTTGGACTTTGCGAGATCATCACGAAGCTGACGAAAGCCACCAAGCATATCATGAAACGCCAGCAAGTGCTGCTTGAGACTCGCCACCGACTTCTGCATCATCTGATGGAACTGCTCCTCTTCTTCAGTGGCATCAGGATCAGAATGATGCTGGTTACCGGCCGCCATAACTGCCTTACAGATCAATTCGTTGGTGCAAAGACCCATGCCGAACTTTGCCATACTTGTGCCGAGCAGGTCGATATGTCCAATGAGAATGTTTGCGGGCATAGGAGAGCGCAGAACGCTCACGATAGGAGGCTGATTTGTAGTCATGTGTATATTCTCCCATGATCATGTCCCGCTGTCAAGCGGTATGGACAAGATTTTATGGTGCGATTGCACAAGTCCGATAACATCGTATACTATCAACTTTCTGCATAAAAAAGCCCCATCTAGCCTCTCTTTGTTTCAAGTGAGTGCTAGACAGGGCATTTAAGCAGCACCGAATGACCATTGGCGCTGCCTAATGATCGTTGCGAGCCGTGGAGTCATATGCCTTCTGTGGGACTCGAACCCACGACCAGAGAATTAAAAGTTCCCTGCTCTACCAGCTGAGCTAAGAAGGCCTTCTGTTTTTGTCAGTCATCGACCTGATAATCATCGAATCCATTAGTTTCCAGCTCATCCTCGTCGCGATCATCCTCATTCGCCGGCTCGTTGGTGAACGGGAATGGATTATGCTGCGTGTTCTTCTTGGGCAGTGGGCCGTCAACGGCCGTACGGTCGAACCCGGCCATTCGCTCATCTTCCATCATTTGCGCAGCATACGCAGCTGTCTTATACTGGCAGCCGTCATCGACTTCATTGGCCTTTGCCAAGTCCATGCGAAGCGTTCGCAGGCAGCCGGTGATTGCAACAAGGGCTTCCATGTCGGTTCGCAGCTGCGCCAGACCTGCCTTCATTTGTACGGCAATCTCGTCGTCTGCGCCAACATTAGCAATATGCAGCTGCAGAGACTCCACATAAGAATTGAACAGCGGGGAGCGGCACATATTACTGCCGAATCTTGCAAGGCTGCCGCCGAGCATATCCAAGTGTCCGATGATAATGTTTGCGGGTTGGGAAGAGCATATGCTCACGATAGGGGATGAGGTGGTCATGTTTTTGTTCCAAAATGTTTCATTGAAATACATAAATGTACACAGCTATAATATAGAATATCGCGGCAATCGCCAATGATACTAATATTACTGTTGGTACAATCCATCCTGCTTTAGTTTTCATTTTCAATTCCTTCATAAAATCCCCCTCTCATCACACCATCGCCCGTCGATGATGGCAGTGAGAGGAGAGGGGGCGGTTCATCAGCCCCTAAACGGGGCTTCATGTGTATTAGGCGAAGAATCTCATATAGGTGAGGACGACAAAACTGGTGAACACAACATCGGCAAGCATAACTGTTCCGACAACACAAACCGCGTGAGCCTTTGACTTAAACATAAAGCCTTGCATTGCCATAAATGCGTTATTGACCTTGAACTCAATCTTGTCGTTCATGTCGCAATTAGTCGTGCAGGCACTTTCTTGAGTCATTGCATCGAACCTAGACTGCATAAGATTCACAATTTGGTTTTTGTTGTACTCCATTTCACGGAACATGATTACATTGTTATCGGCGATCCGAGTATCAACATCATTGCTCAATGTAATCAAGAGACTGGTGGTAGAAACTTTTGGCTTTACCCAGCCGATCTTGGTCATGATTGATTTGCGTTTGCGAGAGGGGGATTTGACGGTATTTTGCTTTGTGGGCATAGAGTATATTCTCCCATGATCATGTCCCGCTGTCAAGCGGTATGGACAAGATTTATATTATGCAGATGCGAAAGTCCGATAACACGCCTACTATCAACTTTTGACAAAAAAAGAGGATTGAAAGAGGACGGAATGAAAGCCCATTTAGGCATCGGTCGTGTTGTATACACTCAATGGAGTCTGAAGGCAATGTGGAGAGAAATCTGCGCTGGATATGAAATAACAAAGAAAAGGCCTTATAGGGCAAAGAGGTGTGGGACTGTGGGGGAAAGTGTGGAGAAGTGTGGAGTAGTGATTGCAACGGCATCATGTACGAATATTGAGAAAAGTTAGTGTACATTTGCGGTGAATAATATAATAAAGCGTGTCAATTTGAGTTGAGCCAAAAAGGCCTAACTGCACCTGTCGCAAAATAATCCACTTTCCGCTACAATCGAGCCACGCAATTTGGTCACGAAGTCTGTTTCGTTACCAAAAAAAGAAAAGGCACTCGGCCTCCATATTCATCGTCATGGGAGAACCGAGTGCCTTACTCGCCGCTTATGACCATTAGCGCAAGTAGTGTGACATGGTCTGCGAAAGAGTGGGCTGTATTAGCCCTTTAATCAATACTCGTCATCGGCTCCTGCATCATCGTCATCGTAGCCGGTTGTTTCCTCTTTCTTTTCATTGTCGAAATCCATTTCCTCGATCAACATGAGTGCAGTATATTCCGGCGTGAGATACTGAGCGGTGTTGCCGATGCCGTTTTCTTTTGCCATGTCCTTTCGCAATTTGGCCAAGCACACGATCATGGACTGAAGTGCAGTCATGCTTTCTGCAAGTTCCAATAATGAAGCGTGTAATTCATCCTTGACTGGGCAGTTGGGCTTCTTCATTTCGAGGGCACAGGACGAAACGAAATTAGACAGCATTTGGTTGTTGTTCATGACGATATTGAACTTGGCCATGGCGGCGCCAACCATGTCGATATGGCCGACCATTACAGAGGCCGAATAGGGGGATTTCACGATAAGTTGAGTTTGGGTCATGTGTGTAGTTTCCCATGTCTTTGTCCCGCTGTCAAGCGTGAACGGCGGGAAAGTTGTTATGCGTTTGCATAAGAATCGTGCTTGACAATGGGACATAGTTATGGTAGCATACCCCGAATCACTATCAACATTTTGGAAATAAAAAAACCCATTCTGGCGCCTAGGCTCGCTGCCAGAATGGGAGATCGAAGGGGGCTCACTAGCCTAATCGAAGCAAATACAGACCTCTAGTCGATTTGCTCTTGGTCAGCTGTATGGAGCCCTACCTTCTATCGGTGACATGGACAATTTTCGTCTCGGCATACGGTGCCCGAAAAGACTCGTTCAGGCAAGTAGTCGAGGGGGTTCATACTGCGACCCCTTCCATCGACTTTGCAACGGCCGCAAGTTTCTTCTTTGCGTCCTCATGTCGGCAGGCCATAACGCATCCGTCTGCGGCCAGCATATCGCGCCGATTGAGTAAGTTCTCAATTCGACTCTCGTTTGCAGTTACTAGAAAAGTGTGTCGTTTCACTTCATAATCGTGAGTCTTTTGGACTCGTGCAATTTCATTCTTGATTACAACCGAAAGGTCAATGTTTTCCATTTGTGAATCTCCAAGTAAGTCCCTCCCCCCCATTGGAGAGGGGAGGGAATTGGTTTCAGAACTGTCCGAACTTACTTCACATTCGCAATTGTGCGCAATGCGACGACACTTGCACGGAGTGCAACGATGATTGCATCGTGAGACTTCGATCCTGCAATCGTCTTTGCAATTCCGGCCTCATACCGTGCAATGCGTTTCAGGGAACGGGACTTCTTGCGTTCCGCCCGAACGACTTGTCGTTCCGCAGAAATAATTGCGGCATCAATGGGTGATGGTCGAGTCTTGCGGGTTGTTGGTGCGGGATTGGATGGATTCACGGTAGGTGCGGTACTGGTCATGTGTGTAGTTTCCCATGTCTGTGTCCCATTGTCAAGCACATTGGATGATATTTGTTTTCATGTTGCGAACGCATAAAAATCGTGCTTGACAACGGGACACAGTTACTCTACCATGTGCGAAAGTTGATAGTATACCTATACCTGTGGAGGGCGGGGAGGAGTCCGATAACCAATCTCCGAAACTATACCTATACTATCAACTTTTGCTAATAATATACCTATACTATCAACTTTTCATGCCAAAGACGCCTGACACAAAGCATCCCGTAGGCGCTGGGGTCAGGCGTTCTGGCGCAGGTTGAACTTTGCATCGTCCTTCCTTATGTTTGTAAAATCTCTATGCGGTTTGCAGTCCCGCAAGAGAACTTTTCCCACCCCATTAGGTCATCCTTCGTTGTCCCCCAATGAGTCGGTGAGAGTGTTCGTCATGTCGGTCAAAAACTCCGACAATTCTTCTTGAGTGTCGAATCCATCATTCATTTCCTCTTGACACTCGACCAAGAATTGATCGAGGTCGGATGACTCATCATTGAACTCTTGATGGATCAAATGCACTTGCATTACATTCTGTATGGATGCAACGAATCCTTCTTGATCTCTGGACGAGTCTCTGGTCATGTAGGAATTGATCATTCCCACTAGACGGTGAATAATGGATTGAGGTGATGTCACGGTGGAGTCGGGGTTGGTCATGACTGCATTTTAGGGGGTCTGTGTCCCGTTGTCAAGTACATTGGGTACATATTATTTTATGCAAGTGCAAAAGAATCGTGCTTGACAACGGGACACACCTATGGTAAAATACGGTAAGGCGGATAAAGGCCTTTACTATCAACTTTTGCATAAAAAACCCACAGTTTGCAGTCCTGTGAGGTATGAAGAGATTTGGTAATCACAAGGGAGGAGGGTTATTCGCAGGTATGAACTTCTTCTTGAAGTCGTGAATGACCCAAGAATCGTATTCCTTCCGATTGGTGATAAATGTCCATAAAGAGTAATCATCATTTGATCCTCCTGCAAGATGATACTCGTAAACATCACTAGTATCATCATCGGGAACTTCTGCATCCAGTTTGGTCTTGTATTCCTCGATCAGTCGCAAAATGTGGTTAAACCGCATGATGTGTTCCCGATTGAGTGGAGTAGTAGTTTCCCAAATCTCGGATGCAGGAACTTCTCGCATCTTTAGGGGTGAGGGGGTAGGAGTGTCTGTCATGACTTCAACATCCATTCGCACGACTTGACAACATTCTCGTCATTGATTGGGAAAGTTGATGCGATCAGTCGCAATCCTTGCAAATACTCGTCATTGTCGAGAATCTTGCAAGTGTCCCATCGTTTCAGAAAACCATTGAACTGTGCAAAAAACATCTGTTGCGTGTGCAATCTGACTTGATCTGCGGTCGGAAGGACGAAATCTTCCGAGACAATCGGGAACTTGGAGATGTGTTGCATCCCCCCCTGATTGTACATATCAAACCTGACGATCTTCTTGCGTGTCGGATCGTCCAACTTTTGTGCAAGTGCGATGACTGGATCAGTTGAAATGGTGATCCATTGTCCTCGACGACTCCATCGCATCAAAATTGGTGTACCCTTTGAAAAGGGGATCAAGACGGGGGATGGAGGTCGAACCTTTGGTTTGCGGGTGCGAGAGGGGGAGGTCACGGTAGTTTGAGTCTCTGTCATGTGGGTCATTTTAGGTACTCCATGTCCCATTGTCAAGTGCATTGGATGATATTATTTGAGTCCGATAACGCAAGTCCGATAACGCAAGTCCGATAACCCGATGTTGATAGTATAGGGGTATATCATGATCCCGAAACAGATTTCGGGATCATCGCTGAGCGCCCGATATACCTATACTATCAACTTTTGACAAAAAAAACGGACTCTCGCACCACAGTATTACTACTGCGTTCCGTGTGCGAGAGTCCTGCGGTGGGAAGTTTGTTACCCCCAAATTGACTTGAGGATGTCGTTCCGCATCCGTGGTTTGACCACCTGCAAACAATGCACCATGTGTCGTTCTTTGTTGCAGTAGTACCCGACACCGTCCGTTCCCCATGAGTGACCTGACCCAAGGTACTGACTCATGAGTCTGCGGACATCCCACAGGACATCGTCGAAATTGACATCAGAGACCTCCATGACTTGAACAGACACGACATCACGAGTAATTGCGACCGATCCACGAAGGAGTTTGATCTCATTCACGAATTCGTCCATGAGTGCGAGACGAGATCGGTTGGTTGGTGGTGCGAGAGGGGGAGAGACAGTAGTGGGTTGAATCTTCATACTTGGGAGTGTAGGGGGTCTGTGTCCCGTTGTCAAGTACCTTGACGAAGAATTAATATAGGTATATTGTGGATAACCTGTGGATAACCTGTGGATAACCGATATACCTATACTATCAACTTTTCATTCGGCATCGCTACCCTATACTATCAACTTTTGACAAAAAAAGACTCCCCGCACGGTGATTGCATATCGACCTCGTGCGCGGGGAGTCCATGAAGTGATTCGGGTTAAACCATCTCCCCCCTGCATTGGAGTCTGTGGAGAGTCTCCAGTTGTCTCGTCAACACACGGATGCGAATCTCGATCCGCATCTTTGATGCGTTCAAGACGACGAGTTTGTTCTCGATGTCCATCATGCACCCCCCTTCTTCTTTGCGGTCAGACCCATCTTCTTCAGTTGCGGAATGATCCGCAGGATGAAGTACTTGCGTTCCTTGTCGAACTGGTTCATCGATTCCAGTCCACGGGTGCGGGAGGGGGATTTCACGGTGGGGGTTTGAGACTTCATACTTGGGATTGTAGGGGGTCTGTGTCCCGTTGTCAAGTGCATGGTGCAAGAATTAATATAGGGGTATATCGGTTATCCACAAGTTATCCACAATATACCCTACCCCCTTAACTATCAACATTTGAGACAGCAACACACACCCATATGCACCACATATAGACACATATAAGGGACGGATGTAGGGGTTCTCTACATCTGTCCTTGAACAGTGCTGGGGGGTTTTGGGTACCCATGCCGCCTAGACGCTAGCACAGAAGTACCTACCCTTCAGCATAACTAATTTTTTCGCAAAAAAACCAAATATCCATATCTAAAAATTTTTTTAAATATTTTTCCCCGTATTTTGCAAATTTCCCGCAATTCCCCGCAATTCCCCTTTATGCTCTCTGTTTCCCTTACTACTTCTTAGAACCCCGCCACGAAAAGACCCCACCAATTCATCACCCATCGAATCTGGGCGTAAAGCAGGAAGATCATCATACCGAGGGCCTGCAAACACACAAATGTGAATGCCCCAAACATGATCCACTCCAGAGGTTTGGACATTATAAAGTTGTCGATAAAGTCTTTCTTTTGCATAGGAGTATTCTATATGAATAATAAGGAATGTCAAGTATTATAAATATATTGTATGAAAACCTTTAAGCAATTTTTACTTGAGTTGTATGATCATTTGGGTGAGGAATTACCATGGGATTTGACTGATGAAGTTCCAGAAGAAGATAGAAGCGACCTGACAACTCTGAGAGGATTGCACCACGAACCCAAGGATTCAGGTCTAGTGTCTACCAGACTACCATATAGACGAGGTGAAAAAGAATCGTATGCTCATGATTTGCATGGTGTGAACAGACTCACTGTGGGACTTGATTTAGAGGGAAACGTAAATTATGTTTCAAAAAAACTTCAACAATTTTTGCGTCCTGCCTCTTCTACTACACTCCCGAAACATTCTTGGCAAGCGACAAGTGGTAAATTTGTGAAAGGAGAAAGCCCCATGGACACAGCTAAGAGATCGCACGAATTTATTGTTGGAAATCAAGAACATCATATAGCAAGATATGAAAAAAGTTTTGGTGAACTGGCAGAACGAAGCAAGTCATGGTATACAGGAGCAGGCGCAATAGGTAATAGATTTGCTAAAACATATGATGTACATCCTCATGTTGTTGCTGCCGTAATAGCAAGTCAGTCACCAGGAACAGACTGGAATAGAAATGTAAGCAATGCCGAAAGACTTATTCATACTTACACAACTCAGCAAAATACTCAAACCAATCAAAAAATGGTAACTGCTGCCGATTACGTATTTCACGATCATCGTAAAAACAAGAAAAATCAATATATCGATAAAGAAGGCAATGTCACAACAAATCCAAAGGAGTATGTTATACACACAGAGCACCAAGAATTAAAATCCGCTGTTCTTGGGACTGGGGGAAAACATCCAAGATTGAAGGACATGAAAAATTCTAGAGAAAAGGCTGCCTGGATTAGACTGTATGATACTTCCCATCACGATTCACGACATAGAGAAATAACACCAGAGGGAGATTTTGGAGATTTTGTGCAAACTAAAGCTGGACAGAATGCAAAAATTGGTTGGGGGTCTTTTAATATGATTGCAAATGGAATAGATGCCCTTGAATCTGTAAATCATGACGGTAGTCTTAACATGAATAAATTATCAAAATCTTTAGGGAAGGCGCACAAAGTAAGAAGTTTTTATAACAATCAAGTTAACCCAAATGCAAACGACGTAACTGCGGACACTCACATGGGGGCAGCATCTACATTAGACACATCTTTGAGTCAAAAATCCCCTGAAATAAATGACATGTTTACTGCTCCCCCGAATCGTCGTAGTGGTCAGGGAGGACTATATGCTCATGTTGCTACTGCAACTCGTGAGTTGGCAAAAAGAAGAGGATATCGCCCATCATCAGCACAAAGTCAAGTATGGGACGCAGAAAAAGCACTTAAAGATGCATCTTCTGATGAAACCAACCAAACAAACAGGGACAATCTAATACGACACGGACTAGGACAAATTAGTGCCGCCGAACTTAGAAGAAAATTTGATAAAAACAATCCTGTGGCACAACCTGCGTGGAGCAAAACTAACACCAGCGCAAATAATATCAGTACATTCTTATGAAAACAAAAGGAATATAAATAGAATATGAAAACATTTAAACAATTTATAGAAGAGTCTCATTTAGAATCAGCAGCGCATGTTCATTATAAACAAGATTATAGTGAACGAAGACGTGATAGACGCGATGCAGAGAAAGCAAATATAGCAAGTATTATGGCTAGTATGGACCGATCTCGTGTTTCTTCTCCTGTGGAAGATGAGTTTGAATCAGGAGAATTAGAGGAATTGGGGAAAGTAGGAAATATAGAGGCACCCGACTACGTTGAGTTTCAGAAGACTGCTGCCGCTAGTGCTCCTGCTCCTGTTGCCGGTGATGATGACAAAAAATACACTTCTACTATTTCTCCCGAAGATTTTGAAAAGCATGCTGATATTTTCACTCAAGCAACAGCAAAAAGTAATGCTCATATTGAAAATCCAGAGTTATTAGATATAATCAATAGACACAAAATTACAACTGCTAGACAAATGGTAAAAGGTATTATCAGCGATCATAGAGAAAATACTAAAGTATGGGAACCAGATATAGTAGATCCAAGTATAGGTAAATATGTTACTAGAAAAAAAACCACAGAAGATGGGTGGACAAGAGGTAAATATATAAGGTCGCTTCTAGATCCAGTTCAAGCAAAAAAAGATATGACACGAGAAGTAGCAAAACAGTTTCATGTAATAGAGCAACATCATATGCATGAATATGATATTACAAACTCTCTCAACGTGGACACAGAAAGTTCGGAGGACATACATGATCTGTTTGCACGTAATGACGAATTAAAATTAAAAAATAAATTACATAAAGTTATTCCTCCTTTTGACACATTATCTCAAAAAGAACAAGATAGACATACTGGGCATGCTGAACTTGCTATGCAATTGGCTAATTCTGTACCCTGAATAATGTAATATTATAAATAATATGTACTAGGGCATACCCAATCGCTTTACGCTATTGGTGTGTTAAAGGGAATTTCGCTACCTCAGTACCGGCATAGTGGAAGACGCTAGGCTTAGAACCTAGCGTTTTCTTTTGGGTATACATATATATAAGGAAATGCATATGTTTAACTCTAATATACCTGACGATATTTTAAGACAATATAGTGAATCTAATGATTTTGGATTCAGTACAGTCGATTCTAATGAATTAAACTCGATATTATCTCCAATTGGTCAAAGTGAAGAAATGGTTGCGATTAAAGAGAAATTGGAGTTGATATTGGCCATGAATTCGACATGTGATGGGGCTTTGCAAGTAAAAGCACAATATGATATATTATTAAAAGCACGATTATTAGAGATAGAGAGGACTATAATCCCTCTTTTACTCAATTTAAAGAAAAATACCGAAAAAGATTACATACATTGGCCAGGTGGTGCAAGAAATGCACAATGTGACCTTCAGATCCATAAAATCGTCAATCTTACCAGAAATAATCTTTAAATTTTTAATATATCCTAGGATTTCCCATATAAATAATGTAAACTTGAGGTACCATAGGAGTTTTCTTTATGTCGACATCAACGTATAAGTTTATAAAATTTATAAAAAAAGATTGTAGAAAATACAACATTTCTGTGCAATTCACTAAATGGAAAAATGTGGACGACGAAGAGGATGGAAATATCGAAGGGTATTTCGAAACTCCAACAAAAAATAAAAAAGGAAAAATAAAAGTAGCAGCTGGAGTTCCAAGAACAGTCTGGTTGCATACTCTTGCACATGAATACGCTCATTTTGAATATTGGAAGGGAAACCACAAGTTTAGAAAAAGTCATATTATGGACGAAAAACGAACAGAAAAAAGAGCTTTAGAATTGTTAGTGGAATGGAAGCTTCCAATAAACATCAAAGTTCGCAAGAAACAATCACGAAAATATCTCAAATCCTTGACTTAGGATTTGTTATATATATTATATACAAAGGAGATAACATATGGCTGAAAACGGAATAACTGGAAAATCTATAGGAAGTGGTGGAAGTATGAGAGGATCTGCAAGTCCTTTATCTGGAAAAGGGGCTCCACCTCGTGGTAGTGGTAGAGGCGACGGTCGAGCTGAAACTTTAAGAAGATCAGAAGAATCTAAAGAAAATTCACGAAAGAAACCACGATAATAAGATATGAATAAAAGCAATGCAAGTAAGTCTGTTTATTTTAAACCTTTACCTTCATCAAAGAGTGCATCGTATATAGTAATAGAAAATGGAGTTGCTATTCGTAAACCTAAGGAAAGTGGTCCTAGTAGAACGTTACGTAATATGGAATTTAGTATAAAATCATCTAGAAAAAAACCATAATATGCCTCTATATTCTTTTACATGTAATGATTGTTTTTTTGGTTTTGATGAATTATTAAGTATAGATAATAGAAAAAATCCGATTAATTGTGGTTGTCCTAGTTGCGGAAATAAATCTATAGTATCTAAAATAAATACTATTGCGATTTTTAGTGATACTACTTTAACTGCAAACTCAAAAACAAAAGGTGATTGGAATAAATTGATGTCAAAAATGAAAAAAGGAACACCAAAACATTTACACGAAAATTTAGATCAAGCATCTTCTAGAACTGGTAGAAGGACTTTGGGATAATATTATGTATGACAAAAGAACAGAAATACTACAATATTTAAAAGAGTCAGCATTCGCTGATATCTATAATCAAGAATATAATTCTTCAGAATATAATAATAAAGAACGGCTGTTTGGTGATGTAGGTCTGGGTAGAATTAATGATTTTCTTGCTACAGGTACTATGGTGGCGGGCGCTCTTGGGGCCCATGTTTACTCTAGAAAATTAAACAAGTTACGTAGTCAACTTAGTATAGATAAAACTAATCTTGGTCCCAAACCTACATTTAAAGTCGAAAAAGCCCCGACCGATTTAGAAAAGAGCAACTTGGATGCATATCAAAATAAATATAATTTAATAGACGCGAACTATAATACAGCTTCTCTAAAAGCTAAGAAATATCTTAAGTGGGCTAGTAACGTGGAAACCGGCGGGCTAATCGCAAATGCTGCTATGTTAGCTTATAGGGATCATATGGACAAAAAAGGAATTATTCCATCTAAATCATCAAATTTAGGAGATAGATCACAATCGGCAATGCAACTTGCTATAGGGAACTTTGTTTCCGGAAAAAGAACAGGGGAAAGATCAGGCTTAATGGGGACAGGGAAAGGGATTGGTGGGCACTCGATTAGTAGTGTTGAACGTGCATTTTTGCCAGGCGGAAATACTCCTCTGGGTTATCTTACTTTAATGGGTGGTTCACGTCCTTGGATCAAACAACTAGGCTCACTAGCTACTACTCAATGGGCAGGCAATGCCGCAGATGCTGCAGCATGGGGAATTGGTATGCCCGGAATTCCTTTCATATCACAACACATGAATACAAAAGATCCATATGGCACATATTCTAGATTTGATATAGAACGAGGAGTTGGCGGAGAAGGATATCCATCAGCTCTAGAATTAATGGCAGCTTCTCATGCTCGTAGAAATTGATATATGAAAACCTTTAAAACATTATTAAAAGAAACTCTAAGTAATGTCGAGGGTAACGATAATAAAACAGAGGACCATATATTTAAAGTGGCAAAAATTGCCAACGAAACAGTAAACGAATTCATGTCCTCTTCTCATGGTGAAGAATTACACAAAAGTGTTAAATCAATCTTATCAGAAAAAGCTTGATTTCTCCTTAGAAATGGTATATAATGATTTGCGTGGGAAACTTCAGACACATACCGAATTCCTTAAATATTACACTAGACCGTGTAGAAACAAAAGGTAATCGTTTCTACACAACCCCAGATGGTTCATTTCCATCTGTTACCACAGTGACGGGGTGGGAAAATCAGAAGTTCTTTACTAAATGGAGAAAAGAGAATCCAGAAGAAGCTTCTCGTGTGTGTGTAAGAGGAAATAAATTACACTCACTTATTGAGAGTTATTTAAATAACGAACAAGTATCAAATAAAAACGAAAGTCCAGAAGAAGAATTATTCACCTTAATGAAGGGGAATATAGATAAAATAAACAACATCCGGGCATTAGAATGCCCCCTTTATAGTAAAATTTTAGGACTAGCCGGAAGAGTAGATTGTATTGCAGAGTACAATAAAGAATTGTGCGTAATTGACTTCAAGGGATCTACTAAAAATAAGACAAAAGAGAATATAGAAAATTACTTTCTACAAGCTACAGCGTATGCCTTAATGTGGCAAGAACGAACAGGCGAAGCATGTAAAAAAATATGTGTGATTATAGGGACGGAAGCCGGTATGTCGCAAGTTTTTCTAGAAAATACCATAGATTATGTTAAACGATTAAAAGAGACCATAACCCTTTATAGGAAATATCATGAAAATACTAAGAAAATCTGAAGTAAATATACCCAATAGTAGAACTTGGGTTGCTTGTAATGATGACTCCAAATCAAAATATTATAAAGGTGCATTTTTAGAAAAATATGGGGGAGAATTCATTAAAAGTGGAAGATATGTCAAATGGCAAAAAATACAACCACCAGCCGAGATATATGTTCCTAGAAGATTGCTTGCAATCGTGGATCCCACAGGAAAGGTGATAGGAATTGATCATATGACTAATTATTGTATAGAACACAAATTATCAAAATCTGCTTTATATGAGGTATTAAGAGGAACTCGTAAACAATATAAAGGGTATACCGCTATTCCTGATCCAAATGCTATTATACCAGAGCCACTACCACCAATATTTCGATCAAATAGCCCTCGCCCTGACACCGTGATGATATCTCCGGCCTCTATAAATGTCGATCCAGATATAGTGACTTGACACACTGGTAGACTATTTATTATTATAAATATTCCTGAATGAATGAAGGACTATCCAATAGAGCTTTATATCACGCAAAATCTGGAAGTTTTGCTGGTTTTTACGTGTCAGTTCCTGTATCATTACTAGACGAAAATCTTCGAAAACTGTTCGATAATGTTCGTTCGACCATGAAAACGGTCGAGGAAGAGTCCGAAGGTTGGTTTAGTTTAGAAGAATATGTTAATTATGTTGAAAATATAGAAAATATACCACAATATATCAGTGAAGATATTTCGATTGCGACACGGATGAAATTAAGAAGAGCTGCTAAGCGAACTTCTATTAGAAGAGCACGAAAAAGATATATCAAACGAGGAATTAGAAAAAATACAAAAGCACTCGCAAAAAGAGCTTATACACAAATCAAAACACTATTAAGAAAAAGACTTACGGGAGGTAGGTCTTGGTCTTCTTTGCCCTTGGCTTCTAGAGTTAGAATAGATAATGCCATTAACAAAAGAAGACCAATTTTAAAAAGACTGGTCAAAAATAGAATTACTAAAATGCCTAGTCAAGAAACTAAAAGATTACAAAGAGTTCGATTGAATAATTCGTTTGAACCAACTAATTTGAATTTGTTTTTAGAAGCAAGAAGTGCAAAACTAGAAAAAGAAGCCAACAAAGACTCTCATGCAAGAGGCAGAGAATCTGTTAAAAATGATCCGTCTAAATTTTTAAGTAAAGTTATGGTAGTAAAAAAGCAGGTTAACAATAAACCTGTAGAAATGTTGATTGATAAGGCATCATTTAAATCCCATATTCATAGTCGAGTAGCAGGAGACGGTAAGGTTACTATGAAAACAGCTAAGGATATCACTTCGAAGGATTTTTTCAGACAAACAAAAACATCTATGCATCTTTTTGGAGAATTAGATAACACTAAAAAAGAGAGAAAAACAAATATGAGTACCCCAATTAAAACATCAAACGAAACACCAGAAGAATTATTAAAGAAACAACAAGAGCAAGAAAATAAGAACAAACAAGCACAGTTGTCTGGTAGTTCCACAGATTATGATGCTACTGATATAGAAAAATCTATTACTACAATATTCCAATTGAAAGCTAGTGATCCTGCTGGATATCAAGGATTTTTGAGTCAATTATCTAGTGCTCAACAAGACTATAAGTCCCAAAAATTTGAGGCGGAAAGATTTGATGATCAAAAAGACGCTAGAACAAATGTGGTAAAATATCTAAAACAAAATGGAATATCTCCAGAATTCATTGAAAAAATATTATCACAAGAAGCTTTAATAACTACAGCAGATAGAGTTATTAATGGAGTTCAAGTCGATTCAGAAGGAAACGAGACTGATTACCCATTTGGTAAATTAAGTGAACATGTATTTTTGAATATTGGTAGATCATCTTATAGCACTTCTCCTGATTACTTAGGAACCAATACATCCCCAAGATCTGATATATTGGCGATTAGCCGAGAAACACTAATAAAGGTATATGGGGACCAAATCAAAACAGAGAAAGACTTTATAACATATGCTCAGGAATATGTTACAAATCAATCTATTGTTGATGGAAGCACAACATACTTAAATTCAACAGGAAAATCAATAAAGGTATCGAAGAAGGATGTAACAGATGCAATAGAATATATGAAAAAGGGGAATGTGTCTGCTTCAGAAGGAATAATTCCCATTTCCATGAAAATGGGAGCAGCTAGATATCTTTCTGGTACAATCGATGCTGATGCTCAGAGTTTGTTGCTCTATTGTGCGGATGCTATGGAAGATTCTTCTGTCACAGAAACGATCAGTGGAATTATGAAAGAAATTACATCAGATCTTTCTTTGAAGAAAATAAAAATCAGAGGAAAATTTGAAGATAATCTTAAGTATGATAATGCCTTGGCAAAATCAGTTAAAAAGGCACAAGATACCATAAACAATATTATGTTGCCTAAGATACTAAAAATAACAGGAATGAAAGAACGCCTAATAGAATCAGCATTGTCTGGGTCTTATAAATTTTCTCATGATTCTTTAGCTAGAGCAAGTTATGTATTAACTGCAAAGGAAGATGGTTCGTCTCCTACATTATCTGAAATAAATTTGGAGTATGTCAAAAACATAGCAAATGATGTTGAGTTTTATTTTGGAAGCAAATCGTCTTCTCTTCGTACTGCTCAAGAGAACATTTTTCGAGAAAATTATAACAAAGAACTAAATCGGTTGTATGTAGAAAAAATTCTAGATCCAGAAACTCTAAGTAAAGATGATTTAGATAAGGCGAAGGTCAAAATCGAAAATGAGTTTCTAAAAGAAACAATAGAATTAGAAAAGAAAATAGACGACGAAAAAGAGCGTACTACATTAACTCCAGAGGAAGAACAATCAGCATCAAAAAGTGTTAAACCAAAAACTAGTAAGGGGTTTTCCTTCTCTGGACTTAGTAAATACCAAGAGAAAAAACTAGAGAGTATACGTCAGGATCTAATAGATCAAAAAGCAAGACAACAAGTATTTTCTAGCAATATAACCGAAAGACAGAAAGCTTTACTAAAGGGTAACATACGACCAGTACTCCGAAGTGTTTGGCAAATTCTAAATATCGAATCCAAATCGGTTTCTCTTGGGGAAAATACAAATAAATTTACTCATAATTTGTTGTTAAAATCTCTTTTAGAGAACAATTACATAGAAAACGACAAAATATCACTTAAAGATAATTTATCAGATATAGCTAAAAAAGAAATAGACCAAATCAGGTGTGATACTTACAATCTGTCGTTGGAATATGCTGGTGCTGATCTAGAAAAATTAATGACCCTATATGACACCTCTATTAATCGATTATCGCCAAGTAAGATAGATTTAACAGAATATGCGACTGTTCCTTTTACTGGAAAATACAATGCTATCACGATTAATAGTAAAGTTCATAATGTCCCAATTTCTATGAGTGAATACTATATAAATATCGGACAAACATTCCTCGCAGAAGCTAAGAAAAGAAACTATAGAAAAGAATATGATAATTATCAGGGAACAAAAGAACAAATAGCAAATAGGACAAAGAGAGTACTTGCCAGAAGAATATTAGCAAAGATGGGCAGAGTACGCAAAGGAGACAAAAAAGATGTCGATCACAAAGACGGAAATCCACAAAATAATTCACAAGCAAATCTAAAAGTAATGGATAGAAGTGCTAATCGAGCTAAGCATTAAGGAGTTTAAATGCAATCTGAAGTTGATTTAATAAACGGCATACAATGGAACCAGTGGTTAGAGTTTGGTATGGCTTTGTCGTTGATTGGTATTGGTTATTTTGTAGGATTAGTAAAAAAGCAATTTGTCAACAAAAAGAAGGCACTAACTGTTTCTTGGTCTTGTCATAGTCAAATACACGAACTGTTGACAGAATTGAGAGTAAATACCGATGCGTCTAGAGCGCAAATAATCCAGTTCCATAATGGGGAATATTTCATGGATGGTATATCCATGAAGAAGATGTCTCTTACCCACGAATCTTTAGCAAAAGGCATATCCCAAGAAGCGGACAAAATGACCAATATACTTATATCCTTGTTTACTCCTTTGATGGTAAAGGTATTAGAAGATAAACCTGTTATTTACAGAACAGTAGACGATGAACATGGAATATGCAGAAATATCATGCAAACCAACAATACTGTTGCATATGCAGTTTTACCACTAAAACACAGAAATTCAGTAAGTGGTTATGTTATTCTCAACTGGTGCAACGATTATAAGTCAAAACGACTAAATGCAGAGGAAATTGGAAAATTTTTAGAGGATTCTAGAGATTACACAGAAGTATATTTAAAGGATATTCTACATAAAGAGAACTCCTAGATATTATAAATAGATAAAGGGACTACTATGAACGACAATCAACTTAACTTTTTTAAAGAAAATATCATAAGAAAATACTGCACTCGACTAGACGAAGAGATTGTGAATCCCGAAAATAAGGGTACTATGAAGAGGAAGGACGAATTAAAAAGAGATAAAATAGCTGCTAAAACCAAACCTAAACCCATAAAAGGGGATACGGACGATGAATCAAGACATAGAATAGCGACATTTATTTATATTCGTAATAGGAAGGCAGGAAGGGACAGAAAAAACACACAGGCTCGAGCTAAACGTAAGATAAACAAGGAAAACAAAAAGAAGGACTAATGAAAAAATTCAAAACAATAATATCAAGTTTACAAGAAACTGCACAATCCTTTGGTGGATCAGTATTTAACGGTTTCAGTGACCCAGCACCACGTTCAGCATTCAGTGAAAAGGGGATTCATTATGCATATGATAACCCCGAACAATTACACCGATTGAACGCTTTTATCTACTCCTTTTTAGGTGGTTCTTATATAGATCCACGAGAACCACTAAAAGAACTAGCTGGGAGAATTGCTCAACTCGGTCTTTCTATGAGATTTGACAATAATGTTAGGTTAATACCAGGGCACAACGTTATACCAGTCGGGGTATTTGGAGACAAATTTGGTGTGACTCCTACTACTGATCTGACAAAAGAACCGTTCGATACTGGTGCTGATTATCCTGATATGTTTCTCCATTTTGAGTTAGCTCAAACTGATAGAGGATATGTTTTTAATCAAGTTCAAATATCATCAGAGGGATGCACGGATTGCCCTGGTGAGGTAGGTCAAGAAGAGGACAATACTATATCCTCGGATACTTCTTTGAATGACATAACTAATAAATCACAAGACACTGAAGCTTATAATATTCAGAACTCTAGAGTTCCTGATCATTTAGTTGCACGTCAAGCTTTTGGTCAAAATTTACTAGATTCGATGAAAGAAGATTTAGATTTATTGGACGAAGAGGCCTTTTTAATAGAAAAAAGAGAAATTAAAGATTCAGCTAGAGTAGTAGAATTATTCTTATCTAAAAGTTCTGATGCTTCTAAAACCATACTTGGACCAATTTATGCATCTTTACAAAGTATGAAAAAACGAAATAAATATACTTCTGAATCAGCTTTAAGTAGATTTTCTTTTGCTGTCAATGGTGCTCTAAGAAGTTTAAAAAAGATTGGTAAAAATGTGGTCTTAACAGATTTGGAAAGAACCAGAGTTACTAAACGATTATTACACAATTTCGAAAAACACGTTAAGACTATAGAAGATTGATATATTCATGTATCCAAAACTGAATGAGAACAATTTTTTAATATATCTAATTAAAAATTCCTCATTCATAGAAATACAAGATTTATATGAAGATCTGACCCGAATAAAGTATATAAAACGATTGTTGATACGATATCAGAAGACGGGGGACCTAAAAGAACGATTGTTATTAAATCATATTATCATACTACAAAATATATTTGGTGCGGAAGTATGTGTTAGGATTTTGTTTTATAAGATACCAAAAGAATTACATTGTATGTTAAAGTCGTTTTTGGATTATTTAGAATATATTCCAGAAAGTATTCCAGAAACTAAAATAGATGAAATACCAAAAGATCACAGAATAGACAAAATATTGAATAGCCTCCATGAGTAAACCATATCTTAAAACTTCAAATACCAATTCATTACGAAGACTTGTATCTGCTTTTACTATGTGGAGATATGTAAAGGCTATAACCAAAGAATTTATCGATACTGATGCATTTAAATTAGGAATAATCGACAAAGATGGTAAATATCTAAAAGATCCCAATAACTTATCAAACAAAGAAAACAAGGCACTAACCCCCTTTGATGTTATGATTTTTGATTTAAAGAAGTTATTTTCAAAAATTCCTAATCCCAGTATTCGGGTCAAATTAAAGTATATTCCAACAGCGATACCATTGCTCGCAGAAGAAGCGGCAAAATATGGTGCTGATGAAGCAGAAATATGCGAGGGCCTTTTGTTATATCTACACGAAAAAGGTTTTGATATAGATATATTAGAGGAAGATCCGAATGAAGACATTTTTTAAATTGTTACTAGAACTTGCAAAAAAGAACACATCTGATGTAATATCAGAAGAGGGTGGTTTATCGGCAGGAGCAATGACTACCAGTACTGGAATCGCAGGACTTGGAGATGATGCTAGAGAAGGTAATGTGGTTGTAAGGAAAAAACCAAAGAATATCTTACGCAGAAAGAAGAGAATCTTATGATACCAATGGAACTTTTAACTTTAGTTGGCGGAAGTGTCGCTGGATTTATTTTTCGTCATATGGCAGAGAATCGAAAGAATACACAAGAGAATTTTCAACGCGCAATGGATTCTCATAAACAAACAGAAGCTTCTCGTAATGCAGCAGTCCAACGAGTTCCTATAGATGCGGGAAGAGGGGTTCGACAAACAATCGTTCTTGTTATTTTGTTTGGTACTATTCTGGCGCCTTTCATCCTACCGTTTTTCGGGATTCCAACTGTAGTGGAAGTCGAACATACCTCTCCAGAATGGTTGTTCGGGTTAATCCCATCGAACACCACTACATTATTTCAGACCGTAAACGGATACTTGTTCACCACAGAAAACAGACAGATTTTAGTATCAATCGTAGGGTTCTATTTTGGTAGTGCAGCAGCTTCAAATAAGTCATAGGAGAAACATGGGAACTATAAAAAAAGTATTAAATTTCATTTGGTCAAAGATTAAGTTTGTCGGGAAGTTGTTTTATAAGTATTTCTGGGCTGCAGAAGACGAACCAGGGACACCCAAGAGTTGTTGTTCTTTGTCGAAAGATCAAGCAAAAGAAGAAATATTAAAAACACTAACTAAAATCCGTTTACGGCGTAAAAAATCAAAGACTGTTAAAAAGTACAAGAGAAAATAATATGAAAAAAGTATTTATTATGTTGACATTGTTGTTGGTTGGGTGTTCACCTCAGTTTCAGATGTCTGGATTCACCAAACAAGTCCCAGATGTTCTTACTAACGACACAAAAGTTGTTGTTTCCTCTGAATTACATGGTGTTATTAATAAAGGCACTGTTTTACAAATTTCAGAGCAAGATAAAGTAGAAGTAACCTTAAAGGAAAATACTACGGCAAAACTAGAGGGGAAAGTGGTAGATCTTCCAAAGAACACCAAAGTCTTTGTAGATCCTGGTTCGTTACTTGTGGTAAATCAATCTACTAACATTCAACTAACAGAAGGTGCCGAAGTTATTCTTCAAAAAGGAACAACGATTACTATTTCTAAGATTAATTGGTATGCTATACTGTTCTATGCGGTAATAGCAGTAGGAGCTTTTTGGTATTTTGTAAAATTGCGTCGAAAGAACGAAGACAAAGATAATGACGGATATGTTGATGAAGTCGCATCAAAACCACAGCTGTTGAATGAAGATACTAAACCGCCTCTTTGATTTTGTTGTACAGATACTTGCATATGTAAAAAGCATCGACAATATCCGACACAGGGTTTGATATCTTTGATTTATCTGGACTTATTACATCCATAAGAGGAATAGAAGTTTCTTTGGTGAATGCTTCATACATCGATAACTTATCAGAGTTCCCCTTCCCGCTCGCAAATTTTTTAACTCTAGTGGGTGGTATAACTTCTACTGGTATTTGACTTTGCCACAGTTTGTATTTGAGAATACCAGTATTTTCTGCTATATTAAACACCCTACCTTGAGCACTATATGCATATCCTTCTAGTGCCACTTGATCTATTCCTGCAACTATGCCCATGACCCAATCAGAAATGCTATCATATCTTTCTGATTCTTCGTTGTATTCCTTGAAGTTTTCTCCATGAATATTGTGCAAGAAGGTCTTGGAATATTTCTTGATATCTGATAAGAAGTAAAAATTACAGTTCTGAAATTCAAAAGAATAACTAGTATCCATAACACAAATTGCGGGGCCGTTTAAACTGTAATCGATGCCTGCTATTATCATTCTACAGTATTTATAGATTTCACAACACTACCAATCCAATCTCTATAACGATCCACTCGAATGCAAGAATTTTCAATGATTACTGGACCCTTATCTGATGAGTAAACAGAGAAACTTCGCATGATTCCAGTCAAATAAATTTCATACCTATAAATGGTAAATACCCCACCACCAGAATCTCCAAACCATATACTTCCATCTACTGGGAGTATCTTGAACTCGTTGGTTTCCTGTATTAAAATACCATAGAATCTAAATTTTCCTAATTGACTCTGTTTCTTCCAAGAACCACCATAACCACATACATCTAGATCTTGAAATTTATGTATAGTTAAAAGATCTGGGTGAAGTTTGTATATTGTTATATTAGTAATAGGTGTTACTAATTCAACTATACCAATATCGTTTAACACAAACCCCATTATAGAATAATATGGATGATGTATAAGTTTCTTGACAGGATGAGATCTACCATCAAAAGTTCTAACTTCTACTATATCCTTAGAATCTATACAATGTCCGGCAGTAAGAATAAAACTGGGATCTATTAAAACACCACTCCCAACAAAAGAAGTAATGTTATGCAAAGCAACAACACACGGATACCTGTCGTTTTCTATTGTGGTATTGTCAAAACCACGACGAGTTGTTTGTATTGGTGCATCTTGGTGTTTTGATGTTTCTACCAAAGTAGAACAACAGACCAAAAGAAGCAAAAGCAGAATAGAACAATATTTAAGGACTCTGAACATATGAGTGCCCTTGAATATCTATAATAAATTATATTTTAAACTAACAAAAATATCAATTTAATAATACGATACTATTACCAGTTCCTGTTATTTCACTTATGCTACTATATCGTATAGGGTGTATTATACTAGTTTTAGCAGTTGCACTGAAAGTAAATCCGGCAGTTTCTAATGTGTTCCCAGAATCCCCTGTTCCACCACCCAAGAACATTTTACCAGTTACCGTTAAATCCGCTACAGCATTAAATAGTACTGCTTTATGATTTGGTATAGTACCTAGTGTTAACCCTGATGTAGTACCTGTTAAATATAATTGTCCTTTTTTGTATAGTTGGCTCATACACTATATATAAGTCAAGTTAAGTCAACCAATTCACATTTATCCCCAGAGCAGGCAAATGTCTGAGCTCCAACTGTACAGTCCTCTTTTTCATATACCATTAACTCTTTAATCCACTCTACAGAGGTCGGTAGCGTCGATGCCAACGCACTACACTCCTCTACAGAACACTCTTGGTAAGGAGCTTGGCGATAGGAGTGATCTGAGTGTGGCAAGAACGAAATACCACTTATTTCATCGAAATGCTTATATACCCAAGCACCTACTTCCATCCATTCGGACTCTTTTACCGTAACGGTAATGGATGGTTTGTGTTCGCACCAAAATCGTTGATAAGTCAACCAAATAGTAAGATGCTCGATTGCAGTAAGGTCATTTCTGGTGAAAGAATTAGGCGACACTATAGGAAATGAGAAAACCATAGTAGAATCTGGTTTATTCACACAGGGTTCATATGGGAACTTCATATCCATCATCATTTGACATAATGGGTCTTTTCTGTCTGCTCTTACTGTTCTGATATAGTATGCACTATGCCTAGGATGAATACCAGATGCACAATCAGCCAACTGTGAGGCTGTGCCTGAAGGTTTTATACAAGTTATAGCTGCAGACTGATTAATACCAAGTTTCTTCGCCCACTCTTTGTTTACATCAATAGTAGTTTGTTTGAATTCGGTTAAAGTATTCTCTAGTTCTTTGTTATTAGTTCGCATAAATTCATTATCAAAAATCCCAGTCAAAGAAACCCCCAATAGTGCTTCTTCTTGACAGTTCTTTTTAAATTCAGATGAAAGATAAGGAAAATGCAAAAGTGATGCCTGCCATGTCCCGAGAATAGTAGCAAGTCTGATTTTTCTTTTTAGCGATTCAGGAGTATCTGTATCACGAACAACAACTTCTGTTAGATTGCAAAACTCTCTGTCTCGTAGAATAATTTCTGAATTATGGACTAAAATCCCATTAGCGAAAAAATTCTGATTGACTGTTTGAATATCGTATGTGTCTCTTCTATCGTCAACTTTGACGATTTCTATTCCATAAAGCACATACAAACACGATTGTTCCGTTATTAGTAAGATGTTATCTGTTTTTAATAAGTCTTTCGCCTCAATATATCCCCTAGTTTCTGTCCAAACTCTATGATCGGGGGTCAAGTCAATCGTTATAACTTCCGATGTTTCTGTTACAAATTGCAACTGTATTATTTCAGCATTTGGTCTTGTCATACCACCAGAAATAATCTCTTGATATTCTAGTTTTTCTGTTTCTAGATTATAAGTTAGAATAAGATAATCATTTATATTCTTGACAATATCAGATATTGATACTTTTCCCAAATTTGTCTGTATTAAAGTATTACCATCTAAACAACATGGGTTCGTGCCAAATTCATAATTAGCATCTCTTCGATCACCTAGTTTCGCAACTGTTTTCTTACACGCATCTCTGTTAAATATTCCTCGTTCTCCACATTTTGATTTATAAAGAGAAACCCATTCATCCATAAACACACCGATATCTGGTTTTTCTTTATATGCTACTGAATTGTTCGCAAGAGCTCTCTGTGGATTTTCTACCCACCATTGTCCTGTTTTAGCATCACGCAGTTTTTCATCTGTGAGATTTGAGAGGGATATTAGTGCACTTCTTCTAACTCCTCCTGTTACGACAATTTCACCAGTTTTACATACGATATCGTGGCACTCGATACTCGTAAGTTTCCTACCAGCCGCTCTTTTGAAGGTTGCAACGGTGAACTTGAACAAATCATCGAGGGGTTGTGGGCCAGATGCTCTACCACCGAAAGTTTTAAGTCTTGCTCCCGCAGGTCGTATCTTTTTAAGGTTCCATTTCGGTATTTGACCAGCAATAAGTAACGAGATGAGTTCTTTGAAAGCTCTAGCCCATCCAGCCTTATTGTCTTCCACCATAATCTCAGTTTCTGTATTAGAGAAGCTTTCAGTGATTGTAGGTAATTTTTCAACATATTGTCTCTCCACACTAAACCCCACGCCAGTACCGCACATGAGGGTGTATAATATTTCGTCAAACGCTCTAACTCTACCAACTGTAATATAACTACAATTATATCCAGCCACATTGTCCCTCTCCAAAGCTTCTCCAGCAGTCATTAACGCTCGCATAGAAGGTAGTATTTCTAAATTAAGAATTGCACTTTCTAATTCATTTCTCAATTGTTTCGAAAGAATAAAGTCGTGTTTGTCTTTTAGATGTTTCTCAAAGAAATCAAAATACCGTGCCACAGTCTCTTCCCAAGTTTCTCTACATTTTTCAGATTCTAACCAACGAGAGTATCGAGAAATATGAATAAATTGCTGATAAAGCGACGGTAGTATAATTTCTTTTTTCATAATATGGGATACGATATTTATATCAGAGTACTTCAGATTCGGTCAAACAGTACCAAGATTCGGGAAAAAGCTCTTCTATTATTTTCGAAACGGCCTGAGCATATTCTCTAATTTCCCATTGTGCGTGTGGATCTACTCTTTGTTTATAAAAACGAGCATATGCTGCTAATGATCCAGTCCACCACCACTCGGTATATGTCCCTTGTGGTAATATAAATCGCGCTTGTTCTGGTGCAATTCCACTGTTAACTAGTTCGTCATATATAGAAAGGCACTTTTGCGCAGCTCTATTATACTTCTCCTTGCATAATTCTTTTTCTGTACCTTCTTTCATAAATGTTTCACTTCCTTGTTTGGCACCTTGTGTTGGAGAAGTTCTCCAGTTTGGGGAATAAAACTCAGGGACTATAGTGACATACCTTCGTGAAATTTCATTTTCGACAAATCCTTGTTTGTGCTTGAAGCATTGTGTTCTGATGGAAATAGGGGCTTTAATTCTCAAAGTTATTTGTGGATGTGCAAATGGAGTCCAATGACCATGTTTTGCAAGATACTTTACTAGTTTATAATCTTTTTCGGAAAGGGTTGGTTGTGGTTCACTACCATTCGCCTGTAGTGTAACATCTAGAGTTGTTTCTTTGTTGAAACTTATTCGCGCGGCATTACAAACTGTCGCATCATTGCCCATGTGAGAGACATATTCTACGAATCCTAAGTCGAGTACTGGTATTCTTTTCATATTAATCCTTCTTTAATTCTTTTAGTGGATCAACGGTCGACGCATAATCTACTGCTCTTTTATACATTTCGGGATCTAGTTCTTTAATATATTCGATGAAATTGGTACTAAAGTTTAAATATATACTCGACACTATATTCAGTTCTTTTTGACTTAATTTTTTAAATTTATCACTTGACATTGATTTTCCTCCATTTGTTAAATTCTACCATAGAAGACAACCCTATGTGGGTATTTTTCACAATCATACCATGAACATC